GTGTGATTGTACCAACATTTTTGATGCTTAGATATTCTGTTGATTCTACTTTAGGAAACGAACGTGGAATAGGACTGTTACTCTTAAAGTAAATTGCATATACTTCTCCGTATGTTGTAATCTTAGGACCAACATAACAGAAACCCAACTCTTCTGCTAAGTCACAATGCGCTTTGTTTTCTGCCCATACAGTCAACCAAAAATTGTTTCCTGACAATACAGAAATTTGTTGTTTGATAGTATTGATGTTGCCAGAAAGTTTTCCAATCGAAACATCACCTTTTAATTTTGTTGCAATAACTGTGTCGCCATGCATTGTAATGTCTGATGCAACTTTGCTTACTGTCACATCAATCATTGCGTTACTAAGCAAAATAAGAGTTCCTTTTTTCAAAGACTCTGCAATGTTATTCTTCTTATACTTTGCAAAAGGAGATAGCGTATATGCATTATAGTCTGCATACTGCGCTTCAAGTCCTTTGAGATAGTCTATGTCATATCCGTGTTGCCAAGGTTTCATTTTTTTACCTTACGATTTAAAGTCATGTGTTTCTCCTAATACATAATTTTCAGCAAAAATTTCTGCTTCTTGCACGTTGTTAAAAAATGCAACAAAGTATGAACCAAATTCATTTCGCACTCTAACTTTATAAAATTTTTCATCCAAATATACATGCGCTTCTCTGTCTATATCTGTGCCATAATACTCACTTAGTATTTTCATTTTGCAATCCTTGAAAAGTTATTTACCTTTTCGAATCTAATCACGTTTGCAAACTTGTCTTGTAGAATATCGCCTTTGTGTGATATGACAAACAAGTTAGAACCTTCAAGCATGTTTAGAATCTTCATCAAATCTTCTGTACCATTTGTGTCTAATGATGAATCAAAAATTTCATCAAGTATTAATATGTTTGTGCTGGCGCTGTTCTTTAGTTTGGCAACTGCTCTCCACGTCAACATCAATGCCATATCAATACGTTGCTTCTCACCTTCGCTGAATGATGCATATGTGAAGTCATCACGATGGCGAGACTTGATTGTCTCTTTGAATGATTCATCCAAATTGAAGTTCACAAAGAAATCTAATGATGCAAGATACTTGTTAACTAGCTTGTTGATTACTGGTATGTATTGACGAATGATTTTCGTTTTGATGCCTGTGTCTTTCAATAAGTTCGTTGCAATCTCATAATACAAACGCTCTTCAGCAATAACTTTAATTTCAGATTCAAGTTCTGCTAGTTCAGTATTCAACGTTGCAAGTTTTTCTTGTTCTGCATTAACATCATCTTTAACAGAATTTAATCGCACAATCTCTTTATTGATATTGTCAATGTGTCTTTGATTTACTCTAATCTCACTCTGTTCAAATGTCAACTGAGAATTCAAAGTTTGAATCTGTTCAGCAATCGTTTCAATCTCAGCAAGTCTGCTATTCACAACATCAAGTTCAGTTTTGACTTTTGACAATGCATCATCAACTTCAACTAATTTTTTATTTCGCTCTTCTACAATGTGTAGTTTATATTCATTACCGATTGCTTGTTTACATGTAGGGCAATCATCATTGTTATGATAAAACTCAATGTCAGTATCAATTTTTTTGTGAGTCTTTACTAGACTTTGTTGTAGAGTTTTAAACTTAGATAACTTTGCATCAACTTTAGATTTATCTGAAATTTGTGTAATGATTTCCGACAAAGTTGTTTGTAGTGCCGTGCATTTAGTTTCACTCTCAGCAATCAGCAATTGCGTGTTGGCAATGTCTTGTTGCTTAGATGAAATCTGGGTTGCATTATTCTTGTTCAATGAATCGATAAACTGAATTTGATATTGAATCTTTTCACTCTTCAAGTCTACTGCATACTTCGACTGTGAATGTTTTTCTTTCAACAAAAGAAACTTATCTTTGAGAACACTATTCATGCGTGAGAAGATTTGAATGTCTAACAAGTCTTCAATGATAGAACGTCTATCGCTTGCAGACAATTGCATGAATGGTGTGAATGATGCTGAACCCAACAAAACAATTTGAGTAAACGATTTGTAGTTGAGTTTGAGAATGAATTTCTCTAAGTGTTCTTGATAGTCTTTGACTGCGGCATCTTGATTGACTAGATGCCCATTGCAGTAAATCTCAAACACGTTTGGTTTGATACCACGAACAATTTTGTATGACTTGTTGCCTGTGTCGAATTCGATTTCAACAGTACAATCTTTTTGATTGATTGTATTTACAAGTTGTCCTTTGTTGATATTACGAAAAGGTTTTCCAAACAGCACAAAGCACAATGCATCAAGCATTGTAGATTTACCTGAACCATTAGCGCCAACAATCAATGTAGTATTGTTGTTGTCTAAGTTCAGTTCAGTAAAGAAGTTGCCAGTTGAAAGAAAGTTCTTCCATTTTAAATTACGAAATATAATCATGTTATCTAAATTTTGGTCCTTCAACCCACGCAACAATAGATTTTCTAACTCCCTTTGTCACTGGATGTACTTTATGTAAGAAAAAAGATGGAAAAAATAAAATTCTTCCCCGCTTTTGCTCTACTTCAAATTCATATTCACCTGTTTTCATTGTAAAATTTCCACCCTCATATGAATTTGAATCGGATAAAATTAAAGACAAAGAAAGTTTTCTCGATTCACCATATTTTAAGTGTTCATCTTCCATTACATTTCCTGTATGCATATCTATGTGATATCCATATTGACCTAGTTCATCTCCGTCATATGTTGTGTATTGAATATTTGAATACCCATTCAAATCATAATTATAATAATCTTCATTCACTTGCTCAATTACTAGATTGAGAGTATTAAAAAAACTATGTAATTTAGGATGTTCAAATTTATTGAACCATGCAACTTTTGATTTTCTAATTTTATCTAAATCTTTTATAGGATCAAATACTTTTGCGGTTTCTTTATCGAATGTTTCACAATAGTTTTCTATATCATTCAGTTCTTCTTCTGTAAATGCACCATCCCAAGTACAATATGGATAGTTAACTCGGTGTCTAACCCATGGCGTATTATTTATTCGTTTATATTTCATTCTATATTCTCCTTCGACAATGCTTCAACATAAAGTTCACGCATCAATGTTTTAAGTTTATTTGTATCAGAAATATTTAGGCTTTGCGTATCAATGAATGAAGAAAGAATTGTCATAGTATCTTGCGCTTGGTCAATAATATCACTATCAGTTTCTTCATTCGATGCAGTAAAGTCTTCAACAATCGTAACGTCTACAGGACCAAATTTATAAATTTCATCTATCAACTTCTCAAACAAATACGGATCTTGTTTATTCAAAACAACAACTTTCACATAAGCATTTGCATACTTAGAAAAGTCTATGTCTTTCAAGTCTTCAATCTTTAATTCATTGTCATCATAATTTATCTTATAGAACATTCGATGAGGATTCTCTACGAATGTCGTTTTCATTGTCTCGGTATCTAAGATGCCAAAATGCTTTTTGTCTTGGTAGTCATTCCAAAACAATTCATATGGTGCACCAACATACGTAATGTTGTCGTGCTGTGATGGTGTATGATAGTGTCCGCTGTATACATGATTATAGTTGCTTAGAAACTTATAGTCAAGTCCTTCATGGCTATCTACACCACGGAACAATGGGAAGCCAGCAAGTTCAAAGTGCCCCATGCATAATGGAGAAGATGTGTTCTTTACAAACTCATAAATTTCTTCTTCATTGCTTTTGCAAATCCATGGTATCATATCTATTTTGATTCCATCAATTTCAATCGTGCCAGGTTTCTGCCATAGCACAATGTTGTGATAGTCTCTTAGCAACAGGTCTGGAGAATTAACTTCAAGACTTTCTTTCCAAAAGATATCGTGATTGCCAATCAATGCATGAAGAGTAATGCCTTCTTCAACGCATCTATCAAAAAAGTATCTACGACTTTCCATCAACGAATGAAAGTTGATGTACTTGCGTCTATCAAATAAATCACCGAGTTGAATGATTGTTCTTACACCACGATGCTTCAGTTCTGGAAAGAATGTTTCATTGTAAAATTTTTCATAGTAAGCATGAAACGCTTTGGAATCATTTCTGACACCAAAGTGCGTATCACCTAGTAGACATATTCTCATACTTGCGTTGCCCTTGCTTCTTCATTGTTGTACCTAAAGACTTGTCAATTATAGCACGAATCTCAGTCAAATGCAAGACGGCAGTTTCTCTAAGATTTTGTGGTGACCTTTTGTCGTTAACAATTTTTAACCAGTTTTCAAGTTGGGCTGGGATTGGTGTCTGCATTATCGTTCTCCAGAAATTCATCAAATACTGTTTCTGTCTTTTTCTTCCTAGGCTTTGCACTGGCAATCTTTTTCTCTTTATTCACTTCGAATGCTTTGATAAAGTCGCTAATGAATTCTTCGCTGTATGCATCATGCAATACGCCATTGAGTCCAGCAGTTACATATTCTTCGCCATTGTTTTCAATAAGTGAAGTGATGATAAGATTATCCATGCTCTTATATTTTATGTATAAATGTTTTTTCTCTTTTTGAATTCTTCGCAAGAATGCATAGTAAATGATTTGAGTAAAGTATGCAAATGGATTCTTAGACTTCTCAGGATCAAAGTTATCAATGTACAGTAGACAGTTTTCGATACCATCAGATACCATATCTTCTTTGAATGTATAGTTTGCAAAGTTTGGCTTACGTGCCAAGTGCGTTGCAATTTTAAACAAACATTCGCCGATGTACTCAGGTACTCTTGGGCGTTCTCCATTCGTTGCTTCTGCTTCTTTAACAGCCGCACGAAAGACAACCATCTCTTCTAGGAAATGTTCGTTGTTTACGTAATGCTTTTCTTTTGTTGGTTTCACGGTAGTGGTAGTAATAGTCATGTTTCACCTCAATTAGTTGACAAACACTTGACAATGAGTTATTATTGCTGTGTCCTGTTTGATAAAGACTTAATGTAATATATGATTGTTAGATGAAGTCATTGCTACTCTCATTCTATCAATCTCTTCCTTAATCTCAGACATCCTGTCTTCTGATTGACTTTCATCATCAATCTCACTATCAGGTTCATTGTCTGAATCAAATTCGTTATACGCTTCGCCATAAACTCTAACAATTTCTGTTGTAGCTTCTGACACGGAAACAATACTCTGTTTAAAGATTCTAGCAGGAATGCTAAAATTCATAAGTGGATCCCATTTTGTAAGAGATAAACTATACATGTGTTCATCTCTAGGAACAACAACAACTCTCATGGGTCTATGCACTTCAATGAAGCCTCTACTTTCCTCAACAACATTTCCGATGAGGGTATCACCGTTTGTTAATTTTAGTACTTTGCAAAGCATTATTCTTCCTTTAAATTTAACGTGTAAATTTTATATTCAAACTTTTCATCATTATAAATTTTCATTCGTTCAATGAAATGCTCTAATGTAAAATTCTTCCTACTCTTATATGTCATGTCATCTGATATATCATATAGAATGGCTTCTTTCTTGTTATCGCCCAAACGCAATCCTCGACCAATAGACTGTAGTGTTCTAATCTTACTCTTGCTTGGTGAGGCAAAAATAACATTGTGTAGATTACGAATGTTAATACCTGTAGAGAATGTTCCGTATGATGCTACGATGATTGCATTCTCTTCGTCTTCAGTAATTCTACGAACTTCTTCTCTTTCATCTACGCCAACCGCACCATGAATAAAAAATACAGGTCTATTTTCTTCTACTGCGTCCTTAAGCATATTATACAATATTCTGCCGTGCTTGTCAACGAATTGATATAGTAGAAGAGTGTTACCTTCTAAACTCATAGTTAAATTTCTAATGAATCTATTACGTGATGGCTTACCTACAATATAATTTATCTCATCTTGATATTTAAAATTCTTACCTAACTTACAAGATTCTTCATTATGCTTAAGCACCAATGCTTTAATTCTAAACTTCGCTAATCGTCCAGAGTCAATCAATTCTTTTGTTGTTGTTATCTGTTTGACTTTACCAAACAAACCTTCTAATACTAATCTGTGTGTCTGTGTGCCATCTAGCGTACCTGTCAGACCAAATCTATACTTGCATTCTGTTAGTTTTGTGAGAATTGATATCAGCGACTTTGCTTTAAACAAGTGCGCTTCATCTCCAACAACTAATTCAAATTCTTCGAACCATTCTTTTGGCATCTTGTAAATTGACTGCCATGTAGATATGACAATGGGGCAATCAGTTTGTTTGCTTGCACCTGACATAATCTGGTGTATATATTTATCACTCTCGAATCCATAGTCTTCAAAGTCTTTGTATAACTGTGCGACAAGTGATATAGTGGGAACGATGATAAGAGTCTTGCAATTTAAATATCTCGCAATGAGATATATGATAAGCGACTTACCTGATGCCGTGGGTGATACTAATAAATTTCTTCTACTGCGTACTGCATGAATGAATGCTTGAATCTGATAGTCTCTAACTTCGAATGGTATGCCTAGAGTATCGATAAAGTCTTTTGCTTCTGCTACAGAGAATTCATCATACGTTTCTACTGATTCATCAAATTCAATTACGTAGTCACGTTCTTTAGCAAACTTCTCTAAGTATGGAATCAAGCCATAATAGATTTGTCTATTTTGAGAATTGAACAGGCGTATCTTTCCATCCCACACTTTGTTTCTAAATGCGGGCATGAATTTGTAGCCGGGAACGTAGAACGTGAAGTATTCATTCAACTCCATTGCATCGGAGTTCTCACACTTGATGTGTGCGTAGACTTCATCTACTTTTGAGATATAGAGTTTATTGTACACCTTGCGTAAACTTCTTCCATTCTATAGCATTCTTAATCTGAAAGTTGCGTTGGTTGACGTTCTTAAGTACTTCTTCCAAAAACGCTAACTTTTCTTTTTGATTGATTATGCGAACATTATTCTGTATAATATCTTTATCAGAGTCGAGGTACATATCAACTTCATTCTTCATCAATCGTTTAACGAAAGGCTCCCAATTGAGTTCGTCAAGTTCTTCTTGTGAAAGTTTTCCATTGTAATACTCATACTTCTTCAAAGATAAATCTTTGCTTTGAAACTCAAGTGCTTTGAGTTTGCGTCTTTCATCAAAATAAATTTTGAGATATTTACTGTGTAATTCTGGTATCTTCAGAGATGCGATACCCAACTCTGTGGAGTCAACTGTAGCGTCTAGTCTCCACTCTTCCATCATTTGATCTAACGTCATAATAATTCCTCAAGTCAATATTCGTATTCATCATAATAACATATTCCTAGGCAAATGTCAAATGTTTGTTGCTTCGTAGTAAGTATAATTAAATGTTACTGTAGAGGTAATAAACTCTTGATTGTCCACGGATGAAAATTGCATGTCTCCTAAGTCGGTAGGATATACGCCAAAGAATTCAATTTTAAAGTTTGGATTGTTTGCGTTTGTCTTAATGAACAATGTTGCATCAGAAGTTACGCTGTTAATCAATTCATCATTATCTTGCAAGCCGCCTCTCTTATCATACCCTTTTGGATTACCTAGTTTGAATATCCAATTGTAGATTTCATACCACGATTGCATGTCTTCATCAACTATGAATGTTAAAGCTAATGTACCAAAGTTGATTTGATTTCCTGGCACACTTAATGCAGAAAATGGTGTGTTAATAGTAGTCGATTGTAATGATATGCTTGGTAAGTTTACAGCTTGTACAAAATACGTGAAGTTGGGAATTCGTCTAAGAATAAAATCAAATTTATTATTAGAAAGAAAACTTCTATTTACTGGTGTTGTTGATAGTGTAGCCATGTTATCTCCTCTTGTCTTCTATTTATGCAGACAAAAAAAGAGGACCCTAAGGTCCTCTTTTCAATACCGATGTGTTCTCGGCTTAATCAATTACATCAAATTCGTAATTGCGATTCTACGATAGTAGATGTTTTTGTTAGAGAACGACAATGCACCGTCAGCGGCTGAAGTTGCGAATGGGTTTGCAACCATGCCATAACGTGTCTTGAAACCAATCTTTGGTTGGAATGTGTCTTGACCAACTGCACGAACCATTTGCAACGGAACGTATGGGCAGTAGAACAAGCCAGCATCAAAAGCTGAAGTGCCTTTGTAACCGATTGTTGCATAGTGTGTACCAGATGTTGCGGCGAAATATGGATCGATATAAACCTTGATACGACCATTCAATACACCAGCGAATGTGTTACCTGTGTCATCAACTTGCAAGTTGTTTGCAAGTGCTGGAGTATAATCAAGAACACCAGCCATTTGCAATGCAGATGCTACGTCTGAAGAACAGATAAGCACGTTACCTTTACCACGGCGAGTTGCTTTAGCAATCGCATTAGACTCACGCTCCAATTGGAACATCAAGCCTTTGAATTTCTCAACAGACCAACGACCGTTAGCATCAACGTCAAGGTTGAATGTGCCAGCAGTTGTTACGTTTTCTTGTGCGCCAACAGTAGCTGTGATGTTGATTGTACGAACAACTTCACGGTTAATTTCAGCCAAGATTTCTGTAGAAAGAATGTTTGCTAATTCTTGTTCAGCATCCAAACCGTGGACTGCTTTCAAGTCTTGTGCAAGTTCCATTGTGTATTCTGCTTTCAAAGCACGGCTCTTAGCAGTAACAGCAATCTTTTCGATGGAGAATGCCATCTCTTGGAATGCATTACCACCTGCGTCACCCAATGCTTCAGCTTGTGCTGTAGTCATACCAGTGCCACGTGTGTACTCTGTACCAGCAGACAAGTCAGCAGGTGATGCACCTGTTTGATTTGTACCGAATGTAGTTCCGCTGTTTGTTCCAGAGAAAGCTGTGTTAGCTTCGTTGAACAATGCCTCAGTACCACCTTGTGTGGAGAAGCGGCTACGCATTGCAAAGATCAAGCCTGTTGGACCTGTCATTGGCTGAACACCGCAAATGTCGTATGCGATTAAGTTAGGTGCAGAACGGCGAACCAAGCTAATTAAAACTGGATCATAAATGTCGATTGCGCCATCGCCTGCTGTAGATGAAGATGCGCCCATTGAGTTTTGTGGTGCGGCTTCAGAAAGCAAAGATGTTTGGTTACGATAACCACCAGAACCCTGTGCATCTTCACGACAAGCACGTTCTTGGTTTTCAAGAAGTTGTGCCGTTACGGAACGCTTGTGGGAATCCTTGATTGACGCTAAGTCGCCGTGGTCAAGAACTGGTGCCCATTTTTTTAAAAGATTTTCTACGCTCATGTTTTTCTCCTTTGAGTATTGTTTAATTTATTTATAAAAACTTATTTCTTGAGTGTTCTAGAAATATTTTGTACATAGTGGTTCATTACAGGAGTGAATGATTCTTCGATAGTAGAAACATCATCGTCCAATGGAGCCGCTTTTTTGACTGTATCTTGTGTAGATTCATCAAAATATTTCTTCTTTGTTAAAAGAAGTTTTTCTTTGTAGTCTTGTTCAGATACGAATTCAATGCCTTCTGCAAGTGATTTCAACTTTGCAGATTGAACTTCGGTAAGACCTTCTGAAACTTCGCTAACAATATGTTCTTTCTTGTAAACACTAATCTGTGCATTCAAGTTTGCGACTTCAGTAACTGCTTTGTCTAATTCGGACTCAAGTGTTTCAACTTGTTCTGCGAATTCTTCAACAACATTTACTTTGTCTTCTGGAATGTCAACATAATGCTCTGTGAATAGGTTCTTAAGACCAATCATAAAGTCTTCAGCCAATTCAGCTTTGATACCTTTTTCGATAGCAAGTTTGTTTTCTTCCATCCACTCAGTAACGACATACTCAAGGTATTCGTCAACTTTTGTAACCATGTTTTCGTTGATAGACGCAACTTCTGTATCAAGTTTAGTTGCATATTCTTCTTCTAACGCAGTTTTAGCTTCTTCGACTTTAGCGTAAATTGCCGCTTCGAAAATAGTTTTTGCGTTTGCTTTGAATTCTTCAGAAAGAGATTCGCCAGAAAAAATAGCATCAATGTCTTCTTTCATTTTTGCTTGCTTTTTCTCTTTCATCATTTTTTCTTTTTCATCATCAGAATCTTCGCTATCGTCATTTTTCATTTCTTTAGCTTTTTTCTTTTCGATGGCCGCTTTTAACGCAGGTGGAAGTTCCCCTTCCAACAATTCGTCATTCTTGTCCATTACTTGTTCTGTCATAGCAGTTCTCCTTTGTATGATATTTAAAATTTATTAGTATATGTATTTATACAAAATTATAGCTTGGAGATGAAATCTTTAAACACTTTTATCATGTTTTCTTCTAAGTCTTTCTTAGAAGACTTCTGAATGACTTGTCTCTGTGTCGAAATGTCAGCTTCTCTAATGATTCCGTTATCCCAAACCCATGCTTTGTTTTCCATAATACCACGTACATATGCATCTGGTGCTGAAGGGTCTGCTACAATGTCTGCACAAGTTGCAAGGTAAAAATCATTACCAACAACCTTAACTCCATTCTTTCCTTCTACAAGACTACCTAATCCTCTTGTAGATACACCTACAACGGCGCCTTCAGCCATTAAATTCTTTACGATGTTGCCGTATGGTGTGTCCATAATCTTTGCTTTACCGATGAAGTTGTTTCCATCTTGACGCAAACTCTTAGTGATGTGTGACACACGCTCTAAGTTAATTGTTGGTCCATCTGGATGACCCAACTCGCCGTATGCACGATTCTTCATCACATACTCAGCAACATATCTATCTGTTTCTTTCTGCAATACTTCTAACGGATACATTCTCTTATTTCTATTCTCTTGTTCCGCTTGCATGAAGATGCCTTCGATGTAAAAACTCTTACCGCCAGCTTCGTTTGCTTCAGTAATGATATTTACTTGTTCGTTAATTTCTGTAATTAGTTTCATTTTAGTCCCGCCGATGTTCTTTTTCTAAGTGACTTTGTTCTTTTGCGTAGAATCAAAGCAAGTTTTGGTGCACGTTTTCTAGCCGCTTTACGCTGTGCCATTCTACGATGCATTTTTTCTTGTGAAGACATTCTAACAAGTTTGCCTCCTAAGACTTTATATCCAGGTGTTGCTGATACAATTTTTCTGCGCTGAACAACGCCAGCACGTATTCTATCGACTTTAATAAGTCTAGCTTCATCCAACTCTTCTTCAGAGAGAGATATAAAATCTTTAAACTTTAACATATTATGGGCTTACACCGTCATCGGTAGTTTCACGGCTAGTGTAACCAGCAGTCTTCTTACCTTCAAGAACTAATGTATATGCGGCTGATGCAGTAAAACCTGTAGTAGATAATATAATATTACCTGCTGTGTTTGGTGCATTGTTTGTGAATGGTGCTTGTAGACCAGTTGTCAAATCTAAAGTACCAGAGCCAGTTAACGTTACGATAGTTGTATTTGAACTGCCAGCCCAAGATAAAGTAACTCTAGGGTCTTGCAATGATGAAGTACCTCTTGCTATGTTCCAAAATAATTTTGTGATTGATAGTCGTGTGCTACCGTCACCGTTGGATGCAATCAAAGTATTTGCGTTAACTTTAGTGACATTGGTTTCACCAGTGCCATCAGAAATATTCGTCAACTTAACTGCCCATGCTGATGCATGGTCTTTTAATGTTTGTGAGGTTACGGTATCTGCCATTTTATTCTTCCGCTATAGTTTTTGCAAATGCTAAAAGTACTTCAGCATCTTCTTCCAACTGATTCAAAAAGATTTCCTGATTGCTTTCATCTAGCTTGTCATACAAATCAGAAAGTAACTCAACGTCTTCTTTCTTCAAAGCGCCACGTGCCTGTGCGGCTTTAAGCATTGCAACTCTATCTTGATAACCTTTGACACCAGGTTTGATATCCTTAGCGGCTTTCTTTTCAGCGGCATTTGGTTTGTTGATATGCTTCATTGTAGTACTAGACTGATGACTCTCAGCTTCACCGAATGGTTGCTTGTTGTCAAGTCTGTCGGCTGGACGCTTGCCAGAACCACTCTTTGTATCATGTGGTCCAACTTCTTCAGGTCCAACTTTTTCTAAATCTCCAGGGTCTTTAGTCTGAGCAAGATATGACACGGCTGCCAGTTTGTTGGCAATGCCTTCTTTATATTTTACTCGTTCTATTTCATCCAACTGGATAAAACTTTTAAAGTTCTTCATCTACATTTCCTTCTGAACTGGATTGAAATTCCTCTTCACCGCCAGATGCGACTTCTTCGCTATCTTTAAAAATCGACCCTGCCAATTCCATTCTTTTAACAGAAATGTGGTCCTGAATCTTGTCGTTTAATGCGTCAAGAATAGAACTTTTAAATTCTGTTGGACGTGCATCATATGCATGTTGGATTGCTGTCTGAATATTTTCCATAGTATATCTCCTTTTGTTTATTTATAAAATCTTAAAATTCGGGTTATTTTATGCACCTCTTACCATCACACCACTAAAGTATGAAATGGGAGAACCTGCTGTAGTATTTCTATTACCACCACTACTCTGTTGTATATAAACTTCAAAATAGTCACCAGTTCCGTTAGCATATGCTATGTCAGATACACTCATTGAATAGAAACTAGCACCTTGTTCTGTTCCAGATTGATTGTGGCCACGGGCATATTCTGAACCATTTTTGTAAAGAATAATCATAACTTCGCCGGTGCTGGATGTACCATCAATACGAATAGTAGCATTCAACTGATAATATCCTTCTATTGTAGGTGTGAATCTACTGCTTGCAAAATTGTTGTTGGTGTCAAAGTTTTCGGTACCAAATGTTACTTTTTGCTGACTACCTGATGTGATAGCCTGTCCAGTTGCT